CAAGCCGAGGAACTGCGTCGAATGTGCAGCGAGATGAGGGAGGCCAAGCCATGAGCGACGACACTCCCAAGCTAGCCGAGATCCGTGAGCGGCATAAAAAGGATGCACGATGGCATTGCGGCCCATCGATGATCTGCCCTCAAGCTCACGACGACCGTGCGTTTCTGCTGAACGAGATCACCCGCTTCCGCGCCGGTCTCCAAAAGATCGTGGATGCCGACGGCTTCTGGGATGCACCCTCCCTGGCTCGCGACCTCCTCGAAGGAAAGGACGTAACATGACACACCAGGTTCCCCCGCGGGTGCGCCAAGAGAAAGCCATGTTCGCCGCAGCCAAGGCCAACTACAAGGGAGTCTTCCCCGACGTTGACCCCCTCATCCAGCAACTCGGTGCCATCCTTGCCGACGACGCCGGCTTCCTGCTTGACACCTGCAGGCGCGCCGGTATACACCGTCAAACCCTCCGCAAGTGGCTACGCGGGGATCGCACACCCAACCTCCTTGACTTCCACTCTGTCCTGCTGGTAGCAGGATACACTCTCCGCATAGAAAGGAATGAGACATGATCGAGATCCAGAACAACCTGCCCATCCCCCCGCGCCGGGGCCGCCCCATCAAGTACCCTCTTGACCTCATGCAGGTGGGCGACTCCTTCTTCGTAGCAACCCAGGTGCGCTCCACCCTTAGCAACTCCATCAATCGGTGCCGCAAGAAGCTGGGCTCCAGTTTCACGGTGCGCACCGTCGAGGAGAACGGCGTCCGTGGCCTGCGGGTGTGGCGCGTGGCCTAATGTGGGATGAGCGCTTCCTCGCCCTTGCCCACCACATCTCCACGTGGAGCAAGGACCCCAGCACCAAGGTTGGCGCAGTCCTCGTGGGCACCGACAAGCGGCAGGTGGCCCTGGGGTACAACGGGTTCCCCGGGGGCGTACTCGACTCCGCCTCCCGCCTCAACGACCGGGACATCAAGCTGCGCTACACCATCCACGCCGAGCGCAACGTGCTTGACAACGCACACTTCCCCACGCAAGGTGCCACCCTCTACGTCACCCACCCGCCCTGCTGCAACTGCGCTCTCTCCATCATCTCGAAAGGAATCCACCGTGTGGTATCATCTCCAATGTCTTCCGAGTTTGCTTCGCGATGGGGCGCGGAAGCTTTCCTCTCACGTGACCTCTTTCGCGAGGCGGGCGTGGTATGTAACTTCTGACGAACTCATCCCGTGGGCGGCGGCCATCCTCATCGTCGTCTCCCTCGGCGCTTCCCTCGTCCTCCCCGTCCTCGCTGGTGTGTGGCTATGGCAGCAGATTACAAACTGAAGACCCCCCTCGGCCCGCACCCCGCCGGCACCCCCATAAAAGTTGTTGACCCCCACGGTTACGACCTGCTAGGTAGCATCTACGACATCATCCTCCCGGATGGGTCGTCCTCTTGGGCCTACGATTATGAAATAGATTGGAGCCAGACATGCCATCCTTCCTCAACCACCCAAACCAGAAGCGAGTGAAGCTTCTCCTCCTCGGTGACCCCGGGGCAGGGAAGACCGGACTCATGGCCACCTTGGCCAACAAGGACTACAAGGTCCGCATCCTCGACCTCGACAACAACCTCGCCATCCTCAACGCCTACCTGCAGGAGGGCAAGGGTAGCAACGTCTCCTACTACAGCATCCCCGCCAAGGACCCCGACTCGTGGAAGAAGTCCATTGCCCTTACCACCCAATGGAAGCTTCCTGAGGAGGACCTCGGTGATCTCACCACGTGGGATAGCAACACCGTGCTCGTCGTCGACAGTGCCACCTTCTGGAACGATACCTGCATGTCGCAGGTCCTCAAGGAGAACGGCATCTCCGACGACAAGGCGGGCTTCGACCAGTCGATGTGGGGCGTGATGAACAAGCGCTTCGAGAACCAGGTTGCGCGCCTCACCAGCGACCGCTACAACTTCCACCTCATCCTCATCGCCCACATCCGCCTCATCGAGAACAAGAAGACCGGCGGTCTCATGCGCGCCTTCCCCTCCTTCTTGGGGCAGCAGCTTCCCAACGTCGTCGCGCGCTACATGAACAACGTGTGGCTCGCCTCGCGAAAAGATGGAAAGCCGGTCTTGCACACGCAGACCACTCGTGATATGGGTTACCTGAAATGCAGCGCACCCCACCGGGTGCAGGCAGAGGCACCATTCGATCTGGGTGCCATCTTCAAGCAGATCGAATCGTAAAGGAGAATCGAAAATGGACTTTTGGAACACGACCCCCGGCGACATCGAGGACATCCGCGACATCCCGCCGGGCAAGTACCTGGCCTACGTCTCGGGCTACCAGATTGACGCCGCCGAGGACAAGCCCTACGTCGTCCTCGAATTCAAGGTGCGCGATGCCCTCTCCGGCCAGGACATGACCGGCGTGGAACTCAACCGCCCGCTGCGCACTGGCCGCATGTACTTCACCCCCGCCGCCAAGAAGTACACCAAGCGCAACCTCAAGAAGCTCTATCCGTCCCTCGCTGACGGCGTGGCGTGGAAGGAGCAGTTCGAGAACATGGTGGGCCTCGAAGCCGTCATCGTGTACGCCACCACCAAGGGGTCCAACGGCAAGGACTACACCAACGTCGTGGACTTTGCGGCGGCGTAATCGGGGTACCTGAGGCTACCCCGAAGGGCGTGTGGTGGCGCCCTCAAGGAGACACACGCATCCCTGCACCTCAGGGCCGTGATGCACCTGTCTCCACCACCACCCCTCTCCCACCATAGCTGCGGTGTGTAGTTGAGGGCGAGTGGCGGCGTCCAAGAGCAGCAAGGCAGTACTTTACACCGTAGCTTCGCGTTAGGGGGTACTGCCCACCGCCACCTCAATTCCCCGGAGATACCATGCTTGTCCTCCTCGACTATCCCAGCATCCAGGATCTCAAGGAGGGCAAGCTCCTCTCCGGGTACCCCGCCGCCCTCTTCGAGATGGCCGCGCGCTATGCCGACCTCGGCCCCCACGAAATCCATACAGTCTTCCCCGACCTTGCCCCCTACGGCAATCCCAACAACTTCTTCCACAAGAAGAAGGATTGCCCCCTGGATGACGCCGGCAACCCGCGCCACAAAGCCGGCATCCTCAAGGGCAAGTATCTCCCCCACTACCAGAAGGCGCGCGAGGTGGCCAAGGGCCACAACCTCATCCTCGCCATGGGTGACTTCTCCTTGTGGTGCCTGACGGGGGAGAACCTCTCGGACCACCGGGGCAACATCCTCTACTACGACAACGGCATCCGCGTCATCCCCACGCACAACCCCCGCGCCATCGTCAAGCAGCAGGGCCTCCTGCCCGTGGTGGCAATGGATATGCGCAAGGCGTGGCAGGAATCCCTCAAGCCCCGCAGCACCTTCCCCCGCCGACGCATCCACATCGTGGAGAGCGTAGCCGACATGGATGCAGCCGTGGCCGACATCTTCAAGGAGGGACAGTTCGCCTTCGACATCGAGACCTCGCGGGGCCAGATCACCATGATCTGCTTTGCCCCCTCGCCCACCAAGGTGTACGTCCTGCCCATCTGGTTCCCCGAATCCTTCTGGGATCTCGAAACCGAAGTGGCCATGTGGCTGCGGGTCCAGAAGCTGATGGCTTCCCCCCTGCGCAAAGTGGCGCACAACGCCGTGTATGACTTGACCTATCTCATCGAGATGGGTATGAAGATCCGATATCCCGTAGAGGATACGATGCTGAAGTCCCACTCCAACGAGATCGAGTGGCTCAAGTCCCTCGGGTTCCTGGGCAGCATCTACTGCAACGAGAAATCATGGAAGCTGATGCGCGTCGGAAAGGTAAAGGACAGGAACAAGAAGGATGAGTAAGCAGCGCGTCAACTCCCTCCTCCATCCAGACTTCGATTCCTTCGCATACAACCTTGCCCACGAAGATACCGACCGGACCCTCACCCCCGAGAAGAAACTGTTGCTGGCCGTCATCGTGCAAGCCGTGGACGACGCCACCAACCCCAACGCCAAGCCCCGGGATCGCAAGTCGGCCCGCGACATCATCTTCTCCTCCAAGCCCACCGAGCTAAAGGGGATGTGCGCCATCTTGGGAATCGACTACGACTACTTCCGCCGCGCCGTCCAGCGCATGATGGACGAGGGCCGCACCATCAACCGCAAGATCATCTATGATTGAGTACAAGCCGTCGTCCCTCCTCTTCGTCACCTTTACCTCGGAGGGCATGACGGCCAACGTGGTGGTGGACGGCAACCTCACCCGCATTCCCCTTGCGCGCAGCCACGCCCTCGCCCTCCTCATCCAACTCTCACACGCATTGGAGTTCGACCTTGCGTATCATCGAGACGGACAACCTGCCCTCAATGGACCTTGCCCTCCAGCAAATGGTCTATAATGGGCTCGACGGCCTAATGACCATGGAGGTCGATGCCGCCCTGCCTCACTCCCCCACCTACGAGTTCGAGCGCTCCCTCCTCCCCCTCGTCCTCGAAATGATGGAGCGGGGCATCCTCGTCGACACCGAGAAGCGCGACGGCATGGTGGCTCACCTCCAGGGTCGCCTTGATCGCATCGAGCAGAACTTCGACGCCCTCTGCACCGGGGTGTGGGGCAAGACCTTCAACCCCCGCAGCTACCTGCAGCTACAAGATCTCCTCTATACCCGCCTCTTCCTCCCCCAGGTTATCGTCTCCAAGAAGGGCGAGAAGAAAGTATCCACCGACCGCGACGCCTTGGAGCGCCTGCACCGGGAGTACTCGCGGGCCATGCCCGTCACCTCCCACCTCCTGAAGATGCGCGACCTCGAAAAGACGGTGGAGACCCTCACCAAGAAGCTCTCTCCCTCGGGGCGCTGGCATGCCAACTTCAACATCGCGGGTACCGACACCGGGCGCTGGTCCAGCAGCGAGCATCCCTTTGGGATGGGCTCCAACCTCCAGAACATCGACGACTACATCCGCCGCATCTTCATCCCCGACCCCGGCCACATCTTCTTCAACTGCGACCAGCAGGGCGCCGAAGCTCGCGTCGTCGGTTACGTGGCGGGGGACGAGAACTACATCAAGGCCATCGAGTCGGGGGACGTACACACGATGGTGGCCGCCATGGTCTTCGGGTTCGAGCCCCGCCGGGAGTTGGCAGACCGCAAATATTACCGCGAGATGTCCTACCGCGACATTGCCAAGAGGGCCGCGCACGGTTCGAATTACGGGGGCAGCGCCTACACCATCGCGCGCGTCCTCAAGGTGGAGACCAAGCTCATCGAGGAGTTCCAATCCAAGTATTTCCGCACCTTCCCCAACCTCAAGAAGTGGCAGGTCTGGGTGGCCCAGCAGGTACAGACGGAGCGCCACCTAGTCACCCCCTTTGGCCGACGCCGCAACTTCTGGGAGAACCCCCGCGACGACACCACCATAAGGGCGGCCATCGCCTACGTGCCCCAGAGTACCGTGGGGGACATGACCGCGCGGGGCCTCCTCGCCATCCGCCAAACCCTCCCGGAGGTGCAGATCCTCAACAACATCCACGATGCTGCCTTCGGCCAGATCCCCCTCCACCTCAAGGACACCCTGGTGCCCCGCATCGTGGAGGCGCTGACATTTCCCTTGCAGGTAAAGGACATATGGGGTAACATTCGGGAGATGACGATCCCGTGGGAATCCCAAACTGGGATGAACTGGGGCAAGCGCAAGAAGGACAACCCGGATGGACTGGCCTGACTACCTCGGCAGCAAATTCCACAGTGAGCGGCTAGCCTCTTCCATCCGGGCGTACTGGAGGAAGCGCGGCCACGAAGTCAAGGTCTGGGTCGAAAAGGAAGGTACCGTCTATGTCATCCGCAGCACTCTCCAGTTCACGTTTCCGTTTGCCCAACCGGCGCGAAAGCACCGTTGAGGAACTCCTCTTCAACGGGGAGCGCTACCACCTCTCCTACTCCACCCTCGGCGGGAAGGTGTGGGAGGTCTTCATCTCGGGGCCCCGGGCGGGCACGGACCTCTATGCCATTTGCTGCACCGCCGCCACCCTCGTATCCCTCGCCCTCCAGCATGGGGTGCCCCTCTCCGTGATGCGCGAAGCAGCGCTGCGCGACAAGGAGGGTAATCCCGTAGAGATCGTGGGAGCCGTGTTGGATGTCCTCTCCAACTCTGGGGCATAGGCCCCTCTACCTCCCCAAGGACAAGCCTACGCGCATCCAGCGCAAGGGCATCCTCTACGAGAAGAAGGTGGTGCGCCACCTGGCTGAGGGGGGCAACCTCGACACCTTCATCATCCACGGCCAATGGATCTACTGGGACAAGGCGGTGTGCCAGCCCGACATCATCGTCGTGCCCCCCAAGGGTCCCGTCGTGGTGGTGGAGGTGAAGCTCACCCAGAAGCGCAACGTGGAGAAGAAGCTACGCGAAGTCTACGGGGTTGCCCTCCAGCACATCTTCGCCGGGCGTAGCCTCTCCTACTGCCAGATCTACAAGAACCTCGACGACGGGGAGCCCTTCTCCCTCGACCCGTGGGACATCCTTACCCTCAAACCCTTCGAGTATGGAGAGATACAATGGCGCTGAATGAAATGCTGGAGATCCTCAATGAGTGGCTGCAGGATAACACTGCGGAGCCCACCCACCTGGAGGACATCGTGCAGCTTCTAGAGGTTATCGCAGAACACCTGCGGGACCTCGAAGGCAACTAACCCAGGAGAAGCTGGAGTTTCACCGATTCCAGTATCCCCGCCATCTGCACGGGGGAGATGAGGCCGGCGATGGTTCCAAAGGAATCGTTGTCCTTCGTCATCCCCACCACCACGAATCCCTCCAGGTTCCCCTCGGCCACCAGCTTCTGCAACTCCGCGAGGGCCTGGGTAATCTCCGGCATGCCGGTGTCCCCCTCCTTGGCGGGGCGCATCCCCTCGGGTATGGGCTTTGCCCTGAAGTCCACGATGTCAGCCACGCTTGATCTCCTTCAGCATCTTCTTCGCCATCTTGCCCACGTTCTTGGGCTTGCCCTGCGCCATCTTCTTCTTCATGGGCGGCCTCGAAATCTGGGCAGGGATGTTGGCGCGGGAGATCGTCATGAGTGAAACTCCTTTGGGGATCTTGAAGTAGAGTTGGGTGGGAGCGGGATGCCCTCGACAGGCGGCCATCAACTCCTCGATCTCCTGCTCCGTCACCTTA